CCTAACAAATCTCTTGCAGTTGCAGCCTTGTTCGCAAGTATAGCTATATTAACACTTGGATTAAATAGTGCGTAATGTAGGAGGTAGGAAATCATCACAGTAGACTTACCAGACTGACGAGGTAATTTACAGATAGTAAAACGATTTTTGTGAAATGTACCAACCATCTCTTTTTGAAATGGGTACATCTTGAATTGTATTAGACCTTCGTCTAGTGAAACAATCTTTACATAGTTCTCAATAAAATACTGAGGACTGTCCATACATTTTTTATATTCGAGAAGTTCTTCTTTCGTCCACTCTTGTTGGACATTTGCTTTCTTTAGATTAGGATTACCTAGATATACACTATCAGTCATCTTTCCTATCCCTTAACATCTTCTGTAACTCAGCAGTCGAACCAACATACAACGCATTCGTTACACTCTTTGGTGCGTTGTTTGGAACTTCCTTTAATTTTCTCATCTTCTCTTGTAGGTCACCAAGTTTCTCTGTAACTTCTGCGACTTGTTTGATTAGATTACCAGCTACTTCATATGTTCTAGGGTGTTCACTTTCTCTTGCGATTTCTAATATACCTTCAATCGCATCTGTACCTTTCTCTACTAGATTGTAGAAGTTCTCTCTCTGGTACTTGTAATCATTCTCTAGGTCTTCGTTATTTTCTTTAGGTCTAGGTATAACTTTCTTCTGCACAGGTTCGGACTTTGCAAGTTCCACTGCACCTAAGGCTTCATCTATTATGTCTTTTGTTTTACTCATTATTAATGCACCATTGCAATACCATGAACTCTTGTTGTTTTACTACCACTTTGATTTGCAAATTCTACTTTGTATTTAACTTGAGTTCCACTCGTTACGGTTACTTCATTTGAAACTGCAACTTTAACTCCACTAGAAAAAGTATTACCTGTTGAAGATAAAGTTACTTGAGTAAAATTACTACCATTATCAGCAGACAAACTTACTTTCAAATCTGTATTTAGTGTTGCTGTACCAGCTGCATCTGCATATAATACAGTACAAGACATTTTAGTTTCTGCAGCTGATATTGTTGTTGCAGTAGATTCATAACTACCTGTTGCATTTGCACTAACATCTGTGATACTTACATACTCACTTGCATTTCTAGAGGTGTTCGTTAAACTTGTAATACTATTTGCATCTTGATAAATATCAGCAGTTATATTAATACCAGTAAATTTTACTCTGTTTTGTTCTATACTATCGTTTAACATTAATAATGCTATATCTCTTTGCACTGGTTTTACGTCAGCAACCACGTCACCATATTCTAAACCATCACCACCTGAATTAACAATAACACCTTTATTTGCAGTTAAACTTGTAAGTCCTGTGCCTCCATTTGCAATAGGAACAGCACCAGTAAGTTTACTTGACAAGTTTACTGTACCACTTGCTATTTTTCCAGATGTAATTATACCGTCTTGTAGTTTTGCATTTGTTATTGCACTATCAGCTACATCTGCTGTTGCAATTGTTGTTGCACCACCAGACAATAAGTTTGCTAAATTTCTTGCACTTGACATAATTTCTCCTAATAGATTAATGAAATACCATGAAGTTCTGTTGACTTAGAAGCACTTTGATTTGCAAATTCTACTTTATATTTTAATTGTGTTCCACTTGTAACAGTAACTTTATCAGATATAATTGTATTCAAACCAGTTGAAAGAACTTGACCTGTAGATGTTAAAGTCACTTGAGTAAAATTACTACCATTATCAGCAGAAACAGAAATTTTTATATCTGTATTCAATGTTGCCGAACCAGCTGCATTTTTAACTAATGCTACAACACCCATTTGAGTTACTGCACTTGATATTGTTGTTGCCGTAGATTGATAACTACCTGATGCATTTTGAGCACCTGTTTCTACTGCAAACCAATTTCTTATTGTCCAGTTTGGATTTGCATCTTTAAAAGAATAACCAGCATATACTAATCCAGAAGTAGCAACATCTAGTGTTGACCAACCAGAATTAAAACCATTTCCAGTTGCTTGGTTAATATTAGTCCAAGTTCCACTATTACTATTTCTTTTTTCTTGTGTAATACTATTTTGGTCTTCTAGTGGTGAGTAAGTAAACCTTATTTGCCAACCAACACTAGCAGTACCACTGCTAAAACCCATGTTAGGGTCATATCCACCTGTATGGTTTCTTCCTGAATTATAAGCAGTCCAAATAGTAGGTGCAGCTTTTGTGATTTGCATATTCCAACCACCTCCACCACCACCAGCTTTTGTAACTACTTGTGCAGTCCATGTTACCTTTGTTGTTGCCCAATTATATGTTGTTCCTTGTGGTACTATATAATATCCACCACCGCCTGGAGCTGAAGACGTATGGTCAACATAAGTAAAATTAGAACCACCACTTTCCCATGCACCTGTGCCAGGCGAACTTATTGTAAAACTAGGAGTAGAAGCACTATCAATTGAAGTAAAAGTTCCTGATGTAAGCCAAGGATTTATATAAACAGTAGTTCCAGAAAGAGCACTAGAGGTTTTAGACTTTCCACCAGAAACAGAAACACTACTTAAACTTGTAACATTGTCAGTATTAGCATAAGCATCATTTAAATTTGACGTAAGTTCGTGTGATGCTCTTGATTGTTGTATAGTATCGTTCAATGCAAGAAGAGCTATATCTCGTTGTTGTTCTGTTAAATCAGAAGTTACAGCACTAAATTCAAATGCTGTTCCTCCACTATTAACTAATAATGCTTGTCCACCAGAACCTAAAGATGTAAGTCCTAATCCACCGTTTGAAGTTCCTAATGTTCCAGTAACTTTTGATGTAACATCAACAGCACTGTCAGCAAATTTTGCACCAGTAATTGAACCTGCTAACTTATCTGCATTAATTGAACCATCTGCAATATCATCTGATTTAACTTTGTCGTCAGTGGATAATAAACTTGCTAAATTTCTTGCGTTTCCCATTTTTTTCCTTAGTATATAATTGTTACGCCTTGTACTCTTGTGCTTTTGCTACCACCTTGATTTGCATATTCTACTTTGTATCTAACCTGTGTCCCACTCGTTACAGTAACTTTATTAGAAACTGCTGTAATTTGTCCAGTGCTTACAGTGCCAGTTCCAGCTGCAGTTAAAGTTACTTGAGTAAAATTACTACCATTATCAGCAGACAAACTTACTTTTAAATCCGTATTTAATGTTGCTGTACCAGTTGTATCTTTATATAGTATAACACAAGACATTTCTGTAACTGCATTTGTTATCGTTGTTGAAGTACTTTGAAAACTTCCAGTTGCAGTTCCATCTACAGCCATACCACCAGTTTGCAATGTAACATTTGTATTGTTTCCTGTATTATTCGTATTTTCAAAAGTATCTGTTACAATGCTTGATAAATTATGATAACCTCTACTTTGAGCAATATTATCTGTTAAATTAAGTATAGCAATGTCTTTTTGTAGAGGAGTTAAATCAGCAGCTGCCGCTCCAAATTCAAAAGCAGTTCCAGCATCATTTACAATTAAAGCACTTCCAGAAGAACCAAAACCAGTTAATCCATGACCACCATTTGCAATGGGAATAGCACCTGTTAATTTTGTAGTTGCATCTATTGTAGAATTAGATATTTTTGCATTCGTAACAGCACTATTAGCAAGTTTATCAGCAGTAATAGAATTATCATCTATATCTGCAGCTGTAAGTTGACTATCCCCCCCAGACAATAAGTCTGCAAGATTTCTTGCGTTACCCATTTTTTTCTCCTACCTCTATTTATACCTAGAAAGCATTGTTATACTTAAACGGAACATCGCCCCATGCCATGTAAACATAATCAGTTGCATTAGCATTAATTTTACCATCAGTATTTCTCATTTTCACCCCATTGCTAACAAAATCTAAATTTACAGCACTAGGGTCAAATTCTGCATCATTAGTATCCCACATTAAAATTTTTTCTCCCATTGCGTTAAAAGTTTCTCTTGCAGAATCTATTACTACCCAATTATCACTACCTAATTTTTTCGTTACAAATAATCTGGGTCTAAAGCCTAAGTAAAGAAATACCCCTTCTGCATTGCCGTTGCCTTTGTAAGTTCCAAACTTACTATAGCCTTCAACTGAATGCCATGCATATGCAACATAGGTTTGACTATTTGCATTTACTCTACCTTCAGTACCTAAAGATATAACAGAGGTAGTAGGTTCTGTATCTTGCCAAAAAGAGCTACTAGTGCCTGCATTAGCATTAGTATTTAAAGCAAGGTATTTTGTAGCTCCTAAACTCGTATGATAAACTCCCCAAGTTTGAGAAGCACTTCTTCTTTTGGTAAGTATAAAATCTGGTTTAGCTGATAGTCCATGTCCAATAGTAGCATTACTTCCTGTTCCTGTATAAGTCATAATGCTAAAACCAGCTTTTGTATTTGCTTGTACTGTAGAAGTTATTGAACCATCTGTATTGGAGCTTGTCACTCCTCCATTAGCTTTCCAACACCACCCAGTATAAGTCCAACCATTTTCCCAATTATATTTATCATTAGTACCAAGAGTAAAACCATCACTAGTAAAAGATTTTAAACCATCTGAATCTGTTCCTTCTGCTATATCAGCATTTGATTCTAATCTTTTTGTAGCACCTCTTGACGAATCAGTAAGTATACTAGGATTAGAACCACCTGTTCTTTGTTTAATCCATACGAGGTCAGGTTTAAAGCCAACTCCATCTACTGCTCTATCATCTGTTCTATTACCAGTATAAGTAACTACATTAAAATTCTTAGCAGGATAATCGTCTTCAGTTTGTGCTGGGTCTATATCATCTGATATAGGTAAGTTAGCTGTACATAAAGCTAAAAATCCAGTTGGCGGCGTATAATAAAAATCACCAAAGCCATTTCCATCAGTATTACCTTGTGCTGTTTCATCTCCACCGAAAGAACTATCTTGTCCAAAATTAGCTCTTCTAAGAGCAGGAGCACCAACAGCATTTGTACCCATTAAAGGTAGAAAATGTTTTCCTTGCAAAGCAGATGGTATTGCATATCCACCAGTATTATTATTAGGATTTGCTGATGATTCATCATTGTCATAAACATAAGTACCATTACCATGAAACCATACTTTATTATTATCTAAATCTAAAGCACAACCAACAATTTTTGTATCTCCATTATAATATTGAGTGTTAACAACTCCTTGATTACTTCCATTTATTCTGACTTCAGAAAGTTGTGTCCAATTTATTTCACCAGTTATACTACCAGTAACCTGAGTTAAATAAGTATAATCATCACTTACAATCACACCAAATGAGTCATATGCACCATAATTATTCTCACACCTTGCTTCAAAATACCATTTACCAGAAGAAACTGCCATAGTACCAACAACATTAGAAGGATAACCAACACTAGGTAAATATAAATTTCCTTTTGTTACTGTTGCATTTGCACTTTTAGCCAAAGGGTTTAAAGTACAAAAATTTCCACTACTTGCCATTATTTTCTCCTATGAGCCAAATGTTGGGCTATCTAGCACTTGGTGGTCAGTGCCCATATTATGTACTCCAAAATCATTATTGTTTCCAGAACTATCGTTGCCTAAAGCACTTGCGTTTTCAAATTTTAACCTGTAGCCATTATTTCCAAAAGTTAAATCAGCAGTGTCTTTAGGTATCCAAATTCCGTTCTTTGATTCGCCAAAAGATGTTGGAGTAAGTTGTTGTCCGTCTATCGAATTTATTTCTGCCATATATCCATCAAAAGCATAATCAGAATTATCAGCTTTATTTCTTCCTATATAATGTCTATTACCAGAAACATTATATGCAACATCTAAGTTTTGTGAAATACTGTCATCAAATGAATCTACCTCACTTCCATTTACATAAACTTTTAATCTATTAGCATTAGTTCCGTCTGTGGTGTCCCAAGCTATAACTAAATGAAACCAGCCTGTTATATCCCTAAATACTCCACTTGTATCACCACCTTCTACACCTGCTGAAGTACCAACACCAAAAGTATCATCACCAGCACTATGGTCAAATGCAGCATTTATTCCATTACCTCCAGTATGACCATGAAGAACATTCATATAAAGATTTCCCAATTGCCCTCTTTTAATCCAAGCACTCCAAGTATATTTATCAGCATTAGTAGGAGTTCCAAGTGTATTTGAACCTGTTCCTCCCCATTGCAATCCTGAAATATCTGCTCTATCGAACCTAACAGATTGCTCTATCTCATAGTCATAAAAAGAACCACCACCACCTTGTCCAGATGAACCAGCTAATATATCTTTAGAAAAAGGCATTACTTATCCGTTCCACTCTCTGGGTCAAAGTTCTTTGCATCTTCAAAGAAAGAGGTTGACTCATTAAAACCAAAATCGTCATCTGCATCTGCACTTGCTGGATTTGGTGTAACTGTGTATCTCTGTTCTCT